ATGTATTATTATAGTACACCAGACTATATTTCTGGAATAAGTTACGCTGAGGTTGAATCCGAACTGTCTACATTTCATTTGAACAATGTAAAAAATTCCATGCATCCGAGCATGTTAATCTCAATGAATAATGGAGTTCCAGACGAAGAAGCACAACGTTTAATTGAAAGCAAGATACTATCTAAATTTGGCGGGACTTCCAATGCTGGAAAGGTAATTATAAGTTTTTCGGATTCAAAAGAATCATCTTCTGAGATTACACCGATTCAGTTAAGTGATGCACATAATTTATATCAGCAAATAGCAGACGAATCACAGAAGAAGATTATGATTTCTCACAGAATTGTTTCACCGATGTTATTGGGGATTAAAGATTCTACGGGATTTGGGAATAATGCACAAGAATTAGAAAATGCCAGTATTTTAATGCAAAATATTGTAATAGCACCGTTTCAAGACCTTTTAATTGATGCTTTTGATAGGGTTCTTGCTTTTAATGGTATTGCTTTAAAGCTATACTTTAAGACCTTACAACCTCTTCAATTCTTAGACTTAGAGAACGTAAAAGATAAGGAAACAAGAGAAGAAGAAACGGGAGTGAAACTAAGTAAAGCCTTTTCTGATTTAGAGCAATACGGAGAGGATGAGGACTTAACTAATTGGGAGTTAATAGACGAAAGACAAGTTGATTACGATTCAGAAGATGAATTAGATGATCAAGTACAAGAGTTAAACACTAAAAAACAGAGTTTACTGTCTAAAATATACAATTTTGCAACTACGGGAACTGCAAGACCAAACGCAAAGAGTTCTCAAGATGGGGAAAATGCTGAGGGTGTTAAGTTTAAAGTACGTTATCAATATGCTCCTTTAGTTTCTGGAGAAAATACAAGAGATTTTTGCAGTAAAATGGTTAGTGCAAAAAAGATATATCGTAAAGAAGACATTATTATGATGGGAAGTAAAGCGGTAAACTCTGGTTGGGGTTTAGATGGTGCTGATACCTATTCAATTTGGCTTTATAAAGGAGGCGGGGATTGTCATCATTATTGGATGCGAAAAACATATATGCAAAAAGGTAAAAGCATTGATATAAATTCTCCATTAGTGCCTACAATTAGCGTAAATAAAGCAAAAAAAGAAGGATTTAAACCCGAAATAAACGCAAAAGATGTGTCTAAAAGACCCGTTGACATGCCTAATAACGGATTTGTAAATAAAAGATAATATGGCAACTGCATTATTTATTAGTAGAACGGATTTAGTAAAGAATAGTATCATCTCGGGTTCAACCGATACTGATTTATTTATTCAATATGTGAAAATCGCACAAGAAATACATATACAAAACTATTTAGGTTCAAAATTATATGATAAAATCTCTGCTGATATAATTAGCGTTGATGGTTTAACGGGTAACTACTTAACATTAGTAACCGATTACATACAACCGATGTTAATACACTTCGCAATGGTTGAATTTCTACCCTTTTCAGCATTTCGAATTAAATCGGGCGGAATTTTTAAAGGTACTTCGGAAAACTCTGATACTGTCAGTAAAGAAGACGTAGATTTTTTAGTACAAAAAGAAAGAGATTTTTCTGAATA